ATAATGACAGGTTAGGATTGTGTGTCAACAAAATTGTGGACTTTAAATGAGATTTTTTCTTCAACCTCTTTTGGCTCTTGTGAAACGGAAACTTTTGTTTGGTTAGCTTCCGTGATTGATGCTCCCATCTTCTCTAGCCATACACGACTAATAGGGATAAGAGTAGCTGACCCACAAAATTGTTCTAGGTCTGCTAGTGTTAGATGAGCAAATGAGTTTGCCCCTTTCTTTCTGCCACTACCTACCTTACGAGGTGTGCCATCTTTGTTTACTGTTGCTTTCATAATAGGTAATATAGACTACCATTCTCATATGTCAACAAGTTTTTTTAAATTTTTAAAAGTTTTTTTAAATTTTGGCTAGTGGCTTATGAAACAAGATATATGAGTCGCAAATTTTTTTAAATTTTTTTAAATTTTGGGGCTTACTGTTTTTTTAGTTTGGCAAAGTTCATTAAGGAGTTCGACACAATCGCAACAAATATTCCGTGCGATACGAGACCACAGACAAACAAGATAATTGATGCGACAAGACAACCGACTGCCATATTTGTAAGCGACAATATTTGGCGACCATTAGATTTGGCGACCCAAATTTTTTTAAATTTTTTTAAATTTAGCAAGTTAGTCCCCATATTATTCCTACGATGATAAAGATTATAGTTAACATAAGAGTAGGATATTTGGCTTCGTGTGCATTGTCAAGCGATATTTGGACTTTATATGGTTTGGCAAGTGGTTTTCTGATGCCCCCAAATTTTTTTAAATTTTTTTAAATTTCGGCTAATCCTTTTTAATATCTTTAAATAGTCTTTCTTTCTCTTTCTCCCAATAACTCCTTAATGACGCTCTCTCATACTCATATACTGCCTTGGGCATAAAGGTAATAATATCCCAAACAATATCAATTAATACAATACCTAATCGTATTACCGATATTAATGCACCATACAATGGAGTAATCAATACCCCAACAACAATACAAGTAATCCAACCTAACCAATAGTGAAAATCTTTATTCATAATATTTTACCGAATCATATATTTTATATAGCAAAGTGGGGCAATTCCCATTCGTCCCCATTTCAACCCACATTGACTTTTGTTTTAGTGTTTTCTCTTATATGTTCTCCTATATATGAATCTCCTATGTATTGTTGTTCCTTGTAGGTAGGATTCGTTTCTGAACCCCTTGAAATAGGGGATTTAGGGGTTTTTGTGGATAGTTTGTAATTCCACTTCCCTAGTATGTATTCTAACATAGCAAGTTTATCTACCATAAAGGTCGCTATTGAGAGGCTTCTTTGAAGCACTAATTTTAATAAATTTTTAATAATTTTTTTTAATTTTTTATAATTCATCTTTTTGTAATTTGTAATTGTTTATAATGTTGTTTGTAAACTACCAACCATCTGTTTGATTGTTGCCATAGGTCTTATCCTCGCTCAAGTCTTTATAATTATCCGTAGTCGTAATTTCCTTATAGGTTTCTAGGTCGGATAAGTTCTCATACTGACTCGTAGCCTTGTGATACATCTCACTATACCAATCATGGTTACGATTTGAGGTATCGGTAGTTATCGGTGCATTGAACGGATATACTTTAATCATTTGTAATTTATGTTCGGCAGTTGCCAACTCTCCATACAATTTCTCTAAGTCNTTTGCAAANTCGTATGTTCTGTCAAAATCACGATAATTTTCTTTCTTATCATCAATCTTACTCTTAACGATTCTAATATCTCGTTCGGCTTCAGCAACTAAACTATTCTGAATCTCAGTCATTCGTGTNATAGCCATTCGTCTTTTGGCTTCTTTCTTATCCCATTCTTTTCTTTCGGCTTCTTCTTTACGCTCGATTGCACGAATTTCTCCGATTGTCATTTCACTTTTTGGCTTTGATGGTGGTATTTTCATATATGTTTAGGTTTTTTAATGTTCTTGAATCGTTTTTGTTTATGTTAGCCATTCGTTTGGCAAGTGATTTTTCTAGATGTAAATGTAGTGAGTTGGGTATATTCATTGGTCGTTGTATTCTTCTTCCATAGAATCAATCCATTTAATAAAAGCAATAGCTAATAACCACAAAACCCCAAAAATAATAATACCCCAAATCATACTTTTAATCCCTTTCTTCTTTGGATATTCTTATCTCTTTCTTTTGCTCTCCTTATTGCTCTCTCTACTTCTTTTCTTCTCTGTTTTTCTCTTTCTTCAATCATTCTATTCATTTTAGCTGATGATGAATCGTCACTAAAGTAAAATATGCAAGCTATCAAAGCCCCAAAGATGGCGAAGCCAACGAGTATGTATATAAGGTAAATCATAATTTTTTTAAAATTTTTTTAAATCCACAATGGTTTGTTTTTTTTCCAAGTGGCAAATGGTTTGTCGTGTTTGTAATATAAGCGATACTTGCCCACTTCGTCAACGGAATCAAATGTTGGCTCTTGTCTGCAAGTCATATGGTCGCTGATAGCGATTGCAAAGGTTGTTTGCTCTAAACTATCTTCTTCTATGTTGTCGGCACGAAGAAATTTGTCGTATGCCCAATGCAAGAACTCTGCTGAGAAATGTGGCTTGAAGCCTCTGTCCAACCTCTCGACTTCCATAGCGAGAGAATGGTTGAGAAGCCAAGACAGATTGCCGAAAGTCTGCCTAGCCCAAATTGAGCAGGGGTGCTTGTAGTAAGAATGCTTACGAGCAGTCCCCTTTTGTGTTTTGGGTGCTGACTCAAGTGTCTTTAGTGAGAAGCAGTTGGCAACCATCTGTGCTGATTCTAGCACCATCTTGTTACAATGTTGGTCGCACAACCACTTAGCTGATTGGATTGGGTCTTCGTCTATACAAAATATATTCATAGGTATAGTTTGACCTTTTCCCAATATGAGTCAAGATTTTTTTGTTTTAAATCGTTTTTTGGTCGCTTTACTCTCTTCCAAGCATCTCCTCCACCATTCCAAACGAACGAATAATGTTGTGGTGTAGGGTTTTTAATGTCTTTTGTGTAGTGCAGAAATATAACTTTGGCAATCATATAAGCAACTCGCCTATCTCTTACCTCATACATAAATCTGTTCTCTCCACTAATCCGATTGTAGTCGGCTAACATAATCGGTCTGATTTGCATACAACCCAAAGCATTTTCTGCTTGATTATATGCACCACATTGATTTTGTGATTCTACCATTGATATAGCTTCGATAGTTTTTTCGAGCATTTGAAACTCTTCCAATGATGGTGGGTTGCCATCTGTCAATTCATAGATTGACTTGGCAAACATACTTGTCGTGCAAGCCTTAACGCACATAAAAATAAATGCGACAAGCAAAGCAATTTGAAATATTCTTTCCATTTTTTTCATTATACAAACCTCTCTCTTTCATACATTATAATCCAATTACCATTCCCCTCAAGACCTAGAACATTAAAATCAGTAAACTCAACTGCTTCCATTCGTTCCATTTTGTGGTCTTTGCAGAATACATCTAAGATTTTTTCATAACCATAGATTATATATCCTTGGGGTGTTATCCCAATGATTGCATCATTGAGTCCGTCTAATTTCAAGGCATCTTCAGCTAGGTGTTGCATAAACTCCATAGGTGCTTCGTTGCCATCGGTATCTTCTAAATAACCATTTTCGTTAATTTTGCTTTTCATTTTTGTAATAGTTTTTGTATGAATCTTTTTCAGTTTCTTTCTTCAGTTTGGCTTCGAGCCAATCTAAAAAGTCTCCTTGTTGTTTACTAGTAGACTCGATTGTTTTTGATTCGTCAACATTAATCATAAAGTTTTTGGATAATCGGTTTTGGGTGTTGGGTTGTTTATGGGGTGGTGTTTAAATCTTTCTAAAAGAGCCAAGGTGTTTTTCTTGTTCCTTACCTCTTGTTTGTGCAACTCATCTTCAATATCCATTGTGGGTAGTGTCGCTTGCTTCTCATAGATGTGAAGCCAATAATTTATATCATCAATTTGTTCTTGAATCCAATCCATTTTAACGCTTGTTAGATTTTTCATAATCTTCGAGTTTTGTATAATCCTCGACATCTTGAATCTTAACGACAACTTCGTGGTCTTTGCCACTTAAAGATTTCATTGTTCTCTTGCATTCCAATGCCCAATGTTTTGAGCCATTTAATTTGGTGTCATAAAAGTTGGTTTGTTTGTGTGAATTAATTTCTTTGACCACATACCAAGATTTTGGTGGTTCTATATTCTGTTTACTCATTTTTTTTAAAATTTTTTTAAATTTGTTAGGAGTTAGTTTTTTGGTGGCTCGAATCGTCAAGCCACCAAATGTAAAACTAATCTGATAAGTGGATAGCTTCATCTATCTCAATACTCTTATCTGTGAAATCTGTTCCGAACACTACTGAATGTATGTCCTCAAAAGTGTCTAAGCATTTACGCTCGTCCACCTCGTTGTTTTTTTGAAAGGTTTTTTGTCCTTTGAATATGGTCTCGCCATACTCATCTTTGACTTTATAACTAAGTTCGCTCATTTTATACTCACCAACCAAATAAAGAATATGAAAAAATACAATATGGCTTCCAATTACTCTTCTTCTTCATAATCTTCTTCATCATTATCGTGGTAGTCATAATCATTTTCGTCATCATCTCGATGCTCGCCATCTGTATAAACACTATAATAAGGTGCTTTAATTTCTGATTCGTCTCTTGCGATTTCCTCAAGAACCTCATACTTGGAGACTCTCAACTTCTGACAAGAGGAATCACTAGGAACGCTTACTGCATCTCTTGGATTGAAACGGACAAGTAATAACTTGCCACCACTTGCCCAATTATTCGCATAATCAAACGAGCCAATGTGCAATCCGTGGGAACAACCATTTTCACGATTGTCATCAACACAATTTCTAGCTACCTCAATAGTTGACCCAACAACATTTTTGATTTGACCACGCTCATTGGTTTGACCTTGCAAAACGATAGTTTGAGTGTTGCCACTTTGTGACCAACCATCAGAGCAAACTCCTTTATATCCGACAACATATCCGTCATCATCAATCGGTAATTGTTTGTAAGATAAAAAGTCATACAACTCTTCGACAGAATTGCGACTTGGGTTGTCGAGTAGGTTCTTTACGAACTTAACGAAAGCAGAGCCAACATTTAATCCACTACCAAGCAAGTCTAATAACTTGTCGATAACTTTTCCGTGTAACCTCTGTCCGTGATAATAAACTGCACCTTTATCGACTATCAAATCTCCGTCAGCAAATGCTTCGACTTGTTTTTTGATGTCTAGATAATCTATCGCAGTTTCAAAATCCCCACTCATTAATGCCTTTTTGAAAGGTGTAAAGTTTGGGTGTGAGGATTCGAGTGTGTAAGGTTTTCCCTCATACAAAAGAGTCGCAGTTGACTCCGATACTATATATGGATAATTTGCCATTTTTTTTCTAATGTTAATCGTTAATAATTTATACTTCTATACTAAAAGAATTCTTGTTATTGTCAAGGACATCAGCCCAATAAGAACAATCATTCTCGCCTTTTTTTCTGTTCCAATATATTGCTCTAGCGATTGCACTAGGAACATTATACATTGAAGAAAATTCTATCCAATGGTTTTCCAACTCACGATACTTGTTAAGGTGCAGTTGTTGGTCATAACCATACGCTTGGAATAAATGTGTGTCGCAACAAAATACTCCACAATCAAAAGTGTATATCATCTCTAAAGCGAAAGATACTTTTGCCAAACCTAATCCTAAAATGTCTTTGACAAGACCATCTCTGAATTCTGCCCACTTCTGATTTTTTTTAAATTTAAATAAATTTGGGTTCTGCCAATATTTTTGGGCGAACTCACTAATGAACTTGGTTCGGTTGTTGTATAATCCAACACCACTACCTTTAAGTTTGTCAAATAGGGCATCATCTTTGTTGAACCATTCTGTAAAGTTCTTAATCGCAAGATAACCTCGCATATTGGATTCGTAGGAGGTATGGACTGAACAAAAGGCAAACAACCACCTTTGAAATACATCAACATCATTTGTGGGTTTGAGTCGCTCCCATACAACACTATGGTCAATAATCTCATCTTCTGTAATTGAAGCGAAGAATTTTTCGACATCTTCCTTGTTATGTTTCTTAATATGGATTCTATTCTTTTCATCTAAAAATGATAATTGTTCGTTGGGTTTTGTTTCCGTATAGGATAAAAAATCTAATTGCATAATAAATAATGTTTAAAAGTTAAGTCGGCTAGGAACTACCACACCCCTAGCCGACTATGATTACTACTCTCCGATATACGCTAATACATCTGAAATATTCGTTGCTCTGTCTCCCGTGCAACCCTCAAGGCAATACTTTGCCATAGGAAACGCTTTGTCGAACGCTCGCTTCCTCGCTAATGATTCGCCACTTAACTTCTGTGGCTTGAGTGCTTCCATCACATAGTCGTGATTGTAATTTTGATTGTAAACTTTTGATTGTTTCAATCTCCAACCATCATAATTTTTTAATAAATTTTTTAAAATTTCATTTAGGTTATCTTTTGGGAACTTATCAATGTCTGTCATCAAAGCTCCGTCATATTCTTTGAAAAACTCTCGCTCTTCGTGATACTTAACATACGCTTGAACATCTTTATCTTCTTTGACTAAATCTTCATAGACATCATCTAAGCAAATCCAATTATCTCTTTTCTCAATTCGACTCTTTAAGTTTTTACGAACACCCCAAATGGTTTCTTCAAAAGTAGGAATGTTCTTCAAGTAATTTTTAATGAATCTAAATGGGTCAATTTCAACTTCGCCACTTGCACCAATGTGTTTTCTGTAAGGCTCGAAAGTAATTTTGTTCGCATAGTAATTAATATAATAATATGTCTTACTATCGTCATCAAAATCCATATCATTGTCTATTCCCCAATAGGAATCAAGATTTGCCCACTCGTGTTGAACACTACTGTCGAACTTTAGAATATCCATAGCTGATAGAGATTGCACAACACCTTTCTTTCTAGCTTTCTGTGGTGCAATGATTCGCTCGCACTCAGATAGTAATTTTACATTTGGGTGGTTGCAATCTTTGACTCGCTGAACACACAATGCTTCGGTGTCGGTTGTCCCATCAATGTGGTCGGCTTTCATACCCTCTGAATTGATAAGGATAATCTTAGCTTTTTTACCATCTGTAAGATTCTTTTTTTCCCAAGCGTGCAGGAACAAACATCTTGACTTTGGAGAGCGAGGACTTGGGTTATCGTCAAGAATATAGATTATATCTTCTCTTGGTTCGTTGTTGTTGTAAGTATATCTTGAATGAGAAAAGCTCAAGTTTCCATTTTCTCTAGTCGTAATGTGAGTTTCTTTAGCAATCCATTCTTTAGGAAACAAACAACCATTCACATCTTTGAACTTGTCGGAAGAAATAGATAGCTTTGTGCCAAATCTCTGTCTGTAAGTTTCCATAGCTTTATACATAATCTCACTAGCTTCGTAGAAAGTATTAGCTTTGTCCATTTGACTACCCAATGTTTGATTGAGCTTGTCGAATATCTTATCTGATGCTTTCTTGAGAGCTTGTTTGACCAACGGACTATACTCCAATGTCTCACGGCTATGGTGCAACTTGAACTCGCCAATCTCTGCTTTGTAAACCACACCTTTCTTGAACATATACCAATTTTCATCTTGGTTTACCTTGTATGGAATACCACCCATAAGAACATAAGGCTCATCTCCATAGTGAGCGACATCTTCCCAATAACTATTCTCTTCGTATAAATCAAAGACATCGTTGGATTCTTGTGGCTTACCTAATTTTAAATCGCCCCAACCCTCGTTGAGTAGCTCAATATCATCTTTACGATACCACCAAGTTTTTTTAAAAATTTTAAAAAATTCTTCAATGTCATCTTTTTTGATTCCAACTTGAATATAGATTCCATCAGCTTCTTTAGTTGGCTGACTTTCAATCTGTGAAACAATAGTGTCATCTTGTTCGTCCACTCTTATAATATAAGAATGTTTGTGACCTTTATGAACAGACCTTACAATAAAAGAATCTGTGTATGATAAAGGTGCGAATCGCCCAATGCCAAATCCACCGATTGATTCGTTGGACTCACGCTTGGTTGACTTGCCATACTTAGTATAAAGACCTAGCATATCTTCCTCACTCAAACCACACCCAAAATCTCTTACTATAAAGTTAGGTTCGATTCTAGTTGGTAATTGAATGTCTACCTTTTTGCTTTTGGTAACATCTAAAGCATTTGCGATAATCTCACGAATGGTAGCCAACAACGGATTAGAATAATTGTTCCGTAAAAGAGAAGCGATGTATCTCATATCCTCTTGGTCAATCGAACAAGACTTTTCTTTAAAGTCTGCTGATTTGGTAATGTTTTGGTTTTTGGATTTAATAATCATTCCTCACATAAAATAGATTTATATAAGTATGTCAAACGCAAAAAAGCACCACAAGTGTGTGGTGCTTCGTAAGTCGTTGGTTTTCAACGATTAAAAATTTTCATTTTTTTTTACTTTTCCCAACCAAGTAAGCTCTTAACCTTACCAAACAAAGACTTTGCCATCTCTTTGAGACAACACTTTTTGCCGATAAAATATCCAACTCCAAGTAGAATTAAAATACTAATAATATCCATTTTTTTTTAAATTTTTTTAAGTTTCTTTTGCACTCTTTTTAGGAGTCGTTTTCTTCGTTACTTTTTTCTTCGCTACCTTTTTCTTGGTAGTTTTCTTTGGTGCAGAAGCAGTTTTTTTCTTTGGCGTGCTACTTGCATAAGTCGGCTTCGTTTTAAAAGTCGGAGCTGACTTCGGAGCAACACACTTATTTGCCTCTTTAGAGTTCGGTGAGCATTTCTTGCCTTTTTTAAGCTCTAAAACAGCTAAGACAACGATAACACCTACAAGATAGGTGATTGGGTTTGTTAATAGTTCCATATATATATACTTATTTGCGATTTATTTTATTTGTGAGCGTTTTTTTCGATTTAATCTCCCTTGTGCTTATCTGTAATGTGACGCTCTTGAATAAGAATCTTTAGTTTCATATTCAATCTAATCATATCATTGTCTAATGATTGTATTTGCTTCTTTAGCTTTCCCAAAGAAGAGCCTACACCATTCAAAGCAGGATTTACTTTTGTTGTGACCCACTTCCAAATGTGCCACACAAAGAATCCTAATCCGATTAACGCTATTAACGAAAAACCGAACTTGCTGACTAGGTCAGCCCAATGTTGAAATTCATATCCACTCATAATTGTTTATTTGGTTTATAATAAGTCATAAAGTCATTTTGTCAAGTTAGTCGTCTTTATTGCAACAACATCTACTATTATTTGAGACATATCCTGCGACAATGCCCACTATTCCAGATATAGACATCTTTAATAGCGTAACAATGCTTTCATCAATAGGTTTATTTTCCTTCAAACAAACATAAAAGTCTCCTATAGTTATGGTTGTAAGCAAAAAAAGTAAACCCACCACAAGAATTAACACCACCAAATCTCTATTTTTCTTAATCATCTCGGCAATCTTCCTTGCCTTCACTAGCAACGATTCTATTTAGGTTTGGCTCGACCCCAAAGGCACAGGAAAATTGAGTATCAATTTTTACAATGTCGTTGTTCATTACATCTACCTTGTTTTCAAGAGAGAGTAAAGATTTTGATATGCCATCAATCCTATCTGTTACTTGTGCTAACAAGAATTTAAGAATAATGAACAAAAACCAACCTACCGCTAATGCACTTGAGATTGGTATACCGATTTGTTCGATAAAGTTTAAGATATCTCCTATCATAATGTGTTTATTTGCAAATTTTTAAATTAGCGAGCGTTTTTGCTCACTATAATTTACACATTATTTACCCTTTTCGACCGCCTGGAGTGAAATAGAATCCGATGATTGCTCCCAAAGTGGTGATTGCAACAAGAGAGATGTGTCCCGTCGTAATACTGGTGGTAATATCTGCTCCACTCGGGAAAGTAATGAGTCCCCAGAGGATACTGGTGGCTTCTTTGTTTTCTGGGGGGGTGAAGGTGATGAGAGTGACTCCAGGGTAGAGGGTGCAGAGTATCGAGATGATTGCAAAGTTGAGCATCCCCATAAAAGCGATGAGACGACGAGTAGCCCTAGTAAACATACCTGTATCTTTATCAGTTTCACCAAGGAGCATTCTTTGAAACTCTTGATCCATACCTTTAATTTGCATATCTCTAATAAGCTCTCTACGCTCTTTTGAAGCTTTAGCTTCTGACATGCCTTGGAAAGCGCCACCAACAATCTTAAGCATACTGCCCATGCCAGTCGCCCCCAATGTAGATAATAGCATCGTGATAAGTCCAAACATAACTTCATTTACACTATAATAACTTTATTTGCAGATTTTTCAATTTTCTGGCTTAAACTGGAAAGCGATACGACCAAACTTATGGTCTTTGTCGCCTAACCAAGCTGAATATTCAATAATTTCATCTAATACGATAAAATCCAATAATTCTACAAAAAATTCTTCGTTTTTAAATTTTAAGGAGTAGTTTTTGTGATATTGATGTATAAGTTCACCTTGACCATCGGCATCTTTTAATCTCTCTGTTCCTTGATTTACGCCAACAATTTTAATGTTACCCTTCATAACTTATATTACACTTTTCTTTCAATATCTTCCTCTACACATTCTTCACCATGTTGGATTTCTAAAATTAAACACGGGTCATCTGTAAGATTTTTGGGGTGATGCCAAGACCCAACTGGAATATCAATTGAATCACCTTTTTCTAGTGTCGCACTCATAGCTACGCCATTAATAATTAAATCTATATACAATTCGCCCTCTAAGACGAACCAATGTTCTGATCGTTTAAAGTGTTTTTGGTTTGATAACTCTTTATTTGGCTCAATGTATAAATATTTTACCTTATGATTCTTTTTGCGTTTTTTGCTGAGGACTTGATACCAGCCCCATTTTGGTTTTATTACTTTTTCCATATTTTATGTGGTAAATTTTCTATATCACTCATCTTGATTATTGAAATCAAATCTTTTCTTCCTTGTCTTTGATAGCCTTTATATAGGGCATCTCTACTATTTGTAACCCTTGTATCTAAATCACAAAGAGATTTAGCCAAACCTAACAGGTAATTTCGTTTTACAAGCAAAAAATCATCATCTCTTTCAAACGCTATCACGTCTACAGATGATGTCAGCCAACCTTTACGACCTTGGACATTTAAAAACTCTACCCAAATTAATTCATTTTGCTCTTCGGAGTCCGATCGACTAATTCTTTTTTTAGCTTTAACGTCAATAGTTCCGAAATAGGTGTGATAATCAATGTGACGAAATTGATCCTCTCTATTTGCTTTTCGGTAATTCGGGTCGCGTTCTTTCAAAAGGCTTTTAAAGCTTTTTTCTACACGTTGACCGCGATCCCAACTTTTTGTATTTTTCCAAGTGCTCATATTTTAATATCCAAATGAATCGAAATACCAAGAATAGTTTTCTTTAACTAAATTTGAAACTTCAATGGGTAAGACTTCAGACCAATCGGATGGATCTGGTCTTTCTATCTTAGGTTTAACCTCGTGTTTGCCGAATATGCCAAAATGGGAATCGTCTTCAACAACTTCTTTTTGGATTGTATTAAATCTATGTTGGAATCTTTCTTCTCCAATGTAGTCGTATATTTTGTCTAATTGTTTTTGTGGGTCATGGCAAAAGTCTTCGTACTTTATAAATAGAATATTGTGATAAATATCTTTTTGAAATAAGTCTTGTAGCCTTTTAAGCGATTGACCAATTGGGACTTTAGTTAACCAATAATCAACTCTTTCATCTACGGTCATATTTTCTAAAGTTTCAAAGTTATCTGGGCCCGTATTTTTATGTCTATTTGTTCTGTATATTTTTTCGAAAGAAGCTAAAACAGAACGAAGATCACGAACCATGCATATCATTTTGGGTGCTTCGTTCCAACTCTCAACCATTTCGTAAAGCATAGACCAACCACGACTCTTGTCTATAACTATTGGTCTGGTTGTAATTGCATCATAGTATCCGTGAGCTATGTTTTTGTAAACAGAAACGAGAGCGTTCTCCATTATATTTGGATCTTGGCTTTTGACCTCTGGAAGATCAAAAATGTTTCTGCAAGCAAATTGATACTCAATTAAAGGAGAGGTTGGAGATGCATAAATTTTAGGATTTTGATGCAGAATAACCTGAAGCAGTTCGGAACCACTTCTGGGCATAGAAGAATTGAAAATTAACTTATCCATATTGAATATGGTAAATTAAAGATTTAATTTGTCAAGCTCTTTTTAGGTTAAGTTCGCAGAACCGTTGCTATTTATTGTATAAGTGCCTTCTTTCTCACACATGGCCGAACCAGATATGCAATTATTTAAAGCTGTTTCAAATGTATTCAATACACAAAATACGCCAGAAGCATCAGTACCAAGACCAGTTATTATTTGACCTGCAGAATAAATTGGGTGATCCCAAATTTGGTTACTTAATCCGTGGTGTATGGCTTTAATTGATTCAAAAGAACCTTGCGCTTTTAATAATGTATTAGAAACAACTTTTTCTAACGGTATTGATTCTGTTATTTGTCTTGTTAGTATTTCCATAATTATGATAAATTTCCTAGTGATAAAGATTTAATTGTGCCACCTACGTTTACGAACAAAGTGACCGCATTAGAGTTTCTTTGAATGGTGTACATTTCTCTGCCCAATTGAGCGTCAGTTTCTGCACCTGATGTTGATTGATCTGCGGGAGCGGATGAACTGTTTGTCATTGTCATTGATACTCTAGCAATTGATTTGTTTAATCTAATTGTAGCGCCATTATTGCCAGATGTTCTACTATTTACAGATCTCCAGAGACCTATTTCCATTGTATTTGCAACCGAGGTTTTGGATTTTATTCCGATAGCTTGTGAATAATTAGCGGATACGACACACGATGAGCCTAACGTCATACAATTATAACTGCCACTATTAGTGTTGGCTGTGCCAAACATCATGGGGTTGTAACTGCCAGTATTTGTATTGTTTTTGCCAAATATAACCAATCCATACGAACTGCTACTTGTATTATCTGCGCCCATTATAATTGGCTTATCCACCCCTGCACCACCATTATTATTAATGCCGACCATTGTTCCACCTAAGTAAGTATTATCATTACCCACGCAAAGAGAAGGATTATCTTGGGTAATAACGTTAGCAACATTATCATTACCTAAGACCAAACCTTTTCCACCGTAACTGTTAGATGCTGTTACTGTATTACTTGAACCAATAACCGTCATTTTTGCTTCAATCGAATCGCTGCCTATTGTAGAAATAACAACGTTGTTACTTCCAATAGTTAAAATACCCTTTCCTCCAATACAGCTATTCTTAAAACCAATAGCAATATGACTTCTAGANTTAGCTGAATTTTCTCTACCTATACAAACCGCACCTTTATTAATGAGTATTNCTCTACCAACACTGCCGCTTGCGGATCCATTAGATCCGTTAGNAGCGTATGTATACNTAGTTGAATTTACTTTTGTAACTGNGACATTAGAANCATTAAAACTAGAATCATCAAAATTCTCTACTGTAATCACATCTCCAGTGTCAAAACCATGACTTTTTTGCGTAATTACTGATACAACATTATCTGTTCTTGTCACACCAATACCAGGAAACGCCTGACCAGATATTGCAATATCTTCTGAAATATTAGAAGCGCCCAACATAAGGTCTCCCTCTCCCTTTGCAAAACTGTTTGAACCAGTGTGTGCTATTTGAATGTCGATTGAATTATCAGCCTGTAAAAGTATTTTGTCTAAATTACCTATGCTAGTTGCGCTACCGCTTACAAAAAAGCCCGTATTACCTACTTCACTTTGCAAACCTAATTCTTTTCTAGTTTGTGCAATAGTGAAACTCTCCATAGCGCCATCGGAAACCGTAAGAAAATGGTTTAAGCCATCTGAAGCAAGAAGACCACCTGTAGCAACTGGTAATAAATTATTTGCAGAAACACCTGTCGCTAAAGTAGCTATATTACCCAAACCAAAACCACTAAGCATTTCTGCGGACGATACTCCCGATACATTAACGCCCATAACTTTAAGAAAATCTCCATCCTCCATACCGCCATTAGAAACAAGAATGTTTGTATTACTTATACCAGTATTTAAATCAACAACAGTACCTAAATTTAAATCACTTTTGACTTCACTAGCGCTTCTACCCTCAACATTAACTCCATCTATTTTTAAAAAATCGTTATCGGATACATTTGCATTTGCGACAAGAACGTTCGTGTTACTAATTCCAGTTGCTAAAGAAGCAGCTGTGCTTAAACCTAAATCGCTTATAACTTCCGATGCGCTTCTGCCTTCTACGGAAGTGCCATCTATTCTAAGAAAATCGTTATCGCTTACCCCAGATTTAGCTTGCAGTAAATTGGTATTGCTTATTCCTACATCCCTTGTGACGGCTGTGCCAGCTCCTTGAAATCCAGTAACTGGTATGCCAGAAGGGGCTATCTTTTTTGTAATATCTGTGCTGGAATCTAAAATCAATAAATTGTCATTCCTAACATCGAGATCAGAATTACTTAAAAGAGGTAATTGCGCTATTGTTTTATCTGCCATATAAAGTATATTAAGTTTACTATAAGAATTTACACTTAATTGTCTGGAGTTACTATTAGTTTCGATGAACCATTTAACAATAAGAATGGGCCTCCAGAAGATAAAAGTAAGAAATCATCTGTGCCTATTGTAGAGACATCACTAAAGAAGCCACTAACCTCTAATGGGGAAAAACCAGCATCAACTGGGCCTCTTATAAAAACAGATAGACCGTGGTGGTCTAATCTACGATTTAATTCTCTAAGAACTTTTTGAAATCTTATAAAATTTTGACTGTCGCTAATTGGGAAATCGTCTAAAAGAGCGCCTATTCTCGCATCAAAACCAGTGGATAAATATCCAGTGCTTAATGTGCTTTTTATCTCTTTTTCAATTAAGTGTGGGCTCTCTGGCATACATTGATTTACACTTAGTATTCAAAACTCTCAAAGTACCAATCAAACTCTTTCCTAATGCCGTCCGCAGTAGTTTGTGGTAAAACTTCTTTCCAACCATATAGGTTTGGTTTTTCTAGCTTTTCTTTGACTGTGTGATTACCGTACATACCCCAAAATCTATCGTCTTCCTCAACTTCTTTTTTAATTTTATCAAAGTTATGTTTAAAAAACGGCTCCTCTAAGTATTCGTATATTCTTCTTAACTGTTGATTTGGATCCGAACAAAAATCTTCGTACCTAACGAATAATATTTTTTCTTGTATATTTTTTTCATATACATCCCTCAAGAATTTCAATTGAGTTCCGACTGGGGTGTTGGTTAACCAATGATTTGCTCTTTCGTCAGTTGTTAGGTTTTTTAATTCCATTGGCATATCGGGGCCTTGGATTCTGTGCCTATTGTCTCTAAATCTTTTTTCAAACGAAGATATTATAGAACGCAAATCACGCACCATCATAATTACTTTTGGATTTGGATTCCACTGTTCGATAAATTCAGTATAACCTAACCAACTTCTGCCCTTGTCTACAACAATGGGTCTATCTGTCACGCCTTTATAGAAATATTTGGACATAGCTTCGCACATTGAAAAGTATGCTTTGCGCATTATGTCTTGATTTTGGGATTGGGTAGCTGGCCCTTCAAAACCAGATCGGGTAGACAAAAGATGATCGCATAAAGGCGAAGTCGCAGAACCATAAATTTTAGGATTCTGATGAAGAATTACCTGTAGAAGTTCAGATCCGCTTCTAGGCATAGAGGCATTAAAAATTAATTTATCCATATTGAATATGATAAATCAAAGTTTAACTTTATCAATTATTTTAATCGATAGTTACAGTGCCATCAGATGCCGTTGTATAAGCCTTCTCTTTAGAAACGGAAAGCGAATTGGCTTTTATGCCATTGCCAGCCGTCTTTAGCTTTTCAACGATAGACATGTACTCACCAGCACTTGTTCCCAATGCAGAAAGAACTTCCGCCGCAGTTAAAGTTTGGTGATTCCAAATATGACTCGCCATAGATTCATAACTTCTTAGTATGTCTAAGTAAGCGTTCTGGCTTAAAATAATTGCCGTGTTGATTGCTCTTTCTGCACGAGTATCTTCTGGATTTAGATTTTGTTTTAATATGCTCATTATTTAATTGTTTTAATTTTTATGCATTCAGATTACCTAATGCTATTTTTTTGATCCCAGTTCCTAAATTACAGAATAAAGTTACTGCATCAGCATTTCTTTGAATTGTAAACATGTTTGCTCCTAATGCCCCACTTGGTTCTGATCCGTGATGTGCACCTCCAGTTACTGGAGCTGAAGAGCTGTCTCTAATAGTCATACTGACCATTTTGGCACTACCATCAAGTCTAACTCTTGATCTAGGATCGTCTACAGTGTTCCACCATCCAACTTCCGCAATATTGCGTCCACCAACAACAGCACTACCTTGTAGAGTGCTTTCGCCACCTAGTTTAACATTTCTTCCTAAAGCAATTGAATTTGTAACATTAGCTCCAAAGGTGTTTGAATGTCCGATTAATGTGTTAGGCCCGCTGGTAGAATTGTTTAATTTTCCTATAAGTATGTTATCTTGACCACCAAAAGATTTATTAGAGTGGCCAAAAATCATTGAGCGATAAGAATTAGCGAAATTGTTTTTGCCAACCAATACAGGATCAGAACAAGCGTAATCAGCTCTGTTACCATGACCAATTAACATACCTCCAGGGTAACTGGTTGCTTGACCATTGTAATTACCAAATGTATTAAAAGAGCCGACAGCAGTTCTCAGTGTATCTGTACCCCCACCCATGAAATTATTACTTCCTAATGCAGTCAAAGCGCTCTTTTTACCGTAGGGCCCTACATTGCCGCCATTTCCATGTCCAATTACAGTAAGATTAGCGGGGGCGTTAGGGCCATAATATGCGCTTAGTGTTGCGTGGGACACGTTAATTTTATTTTCACTTCCAACACAAACACTCTTAGGCTGTATCGCTTGTCCATTAGTAGTGGCATTTCTTATTTCATTTTTTTGACCAATGACCGTGCTACACTCACCACCTATTACATTTTTGTGGCCAATACTTACTGGTGGAGCGTCGAAATGAGTGAAAACTGCAAAATCATTTGAATTAGCAGAGGTAACTCCAGCACCATTTGATTTATTAACACCTGTGGCATCAGCTAAAGCAGCATAGTCTGATGAAATACCAGTTAATGTGAGCGTGCCGTTCCCTCCAGTTTGGGCTACAACTTGATAATCTGTTCTGTTAAAAGAGGCTATTGGATATCCAGATATTGTAATTCTTTTTCCTATAATCATGCTACCAGTAGTGGTTGAATTATAAGCTCCGTGACCAGCGGTGTCAAGGATATTATAGACATTACTTATTTGAAGTGTGGTCACACGACCTTTTCTAAATAATCTATGGCCGTCTTGAAGACCATAACGATTTGTGGGAGTTGTTACGACCGCATTAAATGCACGCACTTCATTAGATCCGATATTTACAATACCAGAGCCACTTATAACTCCAGTCATTGCATGATTAGTTTCAATAGATATTTGATTAACTACTGGATCAAAGCCATTGCCAAATCTTGTCCTACCTAGATCACCAGCATAAAAATTACTACCTGTTACGACAACATTGTAGGCTGATTGTTTTAAATTTAATCTTTCTTTAAGTGTGTCTTTAGATCCTGTAACCACATCATTATTTAACGATAAGTCTGCTCTAACTTGAGCGGCAGTTCTGCCTTCCACACTTGTTCCATCTATTTTAAGAAAATCGTTATCAGAAACATTTGCATTTGAGGAAAGTATATTTGTGTTACCTATACCAACGGTTCTAGAAGCTACATCGCCAGTTGCTGTCGCAATCCCTACTATTCCTGTAATGTTTGCGTCTGTTAAACCTAAGTCTGATCTAACCTCAGCAGCAGTTCTGCCTTCAACATTTACTCCATCTACTTTAAGAAAGTCGTTATCTGCGACCGCATTGTTAGCAACGAGAATATTTGTATTAGCGATACCTGTATTTAACGCGTATCCATTACCTAAACCCAAATCAGTTCTAACCTCAGAAACACTTCTGCCTTCAACATTTACTCCATCTACTTTAAGAAAGTCATCATTCGCAACCGCATTGTTAGCCACAAGAATATTTGTATTAGCAATACCTGTATTTAAAGCGTATCCATTACCTAAACCTAAATCAGTTCTAACCTCAGAAACACTTCTACCCTCAATATTAACTCCATCAACCTTAAGAAAATCATCATTCGCAACTGCATCATTAGCAACGAGAATACTTGTATTAGTGATGCCAGTATTTAATGCAAATCCATTGCCTAAACCTAAATCAGTTCTTACTTCAGCAACACTTCTGCCTTCAACATTTACTCCATCAACTTTAAGAAAGTCATCATTCGCAACTGCATTATTAGCAACGAGAATATTTGTATTTGAAATACCTGTGTTTAATGCAAATCCATTACCTAAACCTAAGTCAGTTCTTACTTCAGAAAAACTTCTACCCGTTAGATGAGATCCAGTAACTCTAATAAAATCTAAATTTACTAGGTTGCCTCTAGATACTAGCACATTATTGTTTCCTATTCCTGTATTTAAGGAATGGACATTGCCCAAACTCAAGTCACTTTTTACTTCAGCAACACTTCTACCTTCAACACTTGTGCCGTCTACTTTAAGAAAATCGTCGTCGCTAACAGCGGCATTAGCTTGTAATACGTTTGTATTGCCTATGCCCACATTTTTAGTTGCGGCTGTACCTGCTCCAGCAAAACCACTAATTGGCATGCCAGATGGTGCTATTTTTTTAGTTGTGTTCGAACTTATGTCGACAATTGGTATTACATCATTTCTGTGATCCAAGTCGTTACTACTTAATTTAGTTAATTCTGATATTTTTTTGTCGGCCATTGTATTTAGTTACACTTAATTGTCTGGTACTATGACTAGTTTTGAGGAATTTTGTTGTACCAAGAAAGATCCATCTTGTAATTGCAAGAAATCATCACTACCTATTGTAGGCGCCTCACTAAAGAACCCAGTAAGTGTTTTAGGTATGAAGCCCTCTCCAAGAGGGTCTTTGATAAATTGAGTCAAGCCATAGGAATCTAATTTCATATTAAGTTCCCTTATGACTTTTTGAAAAGTTAGGAAATGTTGACTATTTAAAGTCGACGTAAATGAGTCTTGCGTAATTGGAAAATCATCCAATATTGCGCCTATTCTCGCATCAAAACCTGTAGCTAAATACCCAGTATCAAAAGTTCCTTTGATTTCCTTTTCTATTAAATGAGGATTTTCTGCCATATAGGCATATTTACACTATTTTTCGAACGGATGGTATATAATAAATTCTGGGTGTTTATTTTCTTGTTTGAATTTGTTGGGGAAGATAACTACTTTGTGTTGAATACCCTCAATTTCGACATATCCAGATAAATATTTAGTCTTGCCAGTGTTTTTTTTCCACAAAGCTCCAGTTTGTTTTTCTGTCCATTTACTCATTACTTATTTTTTAACACTAACATGCTTATTTGTCAAGTCTCAAACCTATGCTTATTCTATTTGTTTTAGATCCGACACAATGCCAATACGATTTAGACCTAGAAACATTAAATTTTCTATATTGCCAGCCTTTTTTGTCCCAATCTGTTATAATTTCTTTTGTGTCTGGGTCTTGATACCTAAAAAAACTTTTATTGCTTTCGGCAGCCCAAGTAAAATACATTCTTTCTCCCTCTGCATTGTTGTTTGTGTGCCAACCACAAAAAGCGTCGCAAGGATACCAGAAAAAACCAGAGTATTTTCTTTTAATACCTGTTTCTTTCTCAACTAAACCTTTAAAATCTATACCATATAGGTATGAAAGGTCTAAAATTAATCTATTGTCGTTGTCGTCTATGGAATTGGCTTTGTCTAGATTGCCATTTTTCTGTATTTTAAACAAATTATCTGCCGACAATTTATCTTCAATATCATATTTATGAGGAACATATTCGCATCTTTCGATTAAATCATGCTCGAAGGAATCTAAAACTGAATCTAATTTTTTGTAAACATCTTTCATACTATAAAAATTCTATATAAATTTTGCCTAAACTGTCTTTGTTGTAGACTTTTACCTTAAAAATACGCTTAATAAACTTAAAATATTTTTCAAATTTTTCTCTCTGCCCCAAAACCGCGAATACTTTTCTGTCTTTTTTTATTTTTTTAAAAAGCAAAAGCATTAAATATTTCATTTGTCTGTTAAAAATGTATTTAGGGTGTTTAAACGCTAATTGTAGCTCTAAAGAATTTTTTGCGAAAACATCTTCCGTCAAGCAGGCAAAACCAAAGATTTCACCAGTATCGTTGTCTATTCCGACATAATTGTGTTTGCAATTTTTTGTTAGTTTTTTCAATTCTTCAAATAAATACATAGTTATGAAGTTGTCGCTATGTCCTTTGGTTATGTTATAAAAGCTACCAATTTTAGATTCTTTCTGAAATTCTATAAAAATTTTAAGTATTGCGGAGAAATCTTCTTTTTTATATACTCTGTACGAAGCATTTTTTAAATTATTATATTTTTTCATTTTTCGGTGTAATATACTACATGGGAAAAGGGATAAATCAAGATTTTGCTAAAGCTATATTCGATGTAGAGCCTTCAGCTTTATTAGAGCTTTATACTTTATACTACGATTATCAAAACGATAGTCAAGCACAAATTAACTTTCATGGTGGAACCAACGGAATTGCTGGTAAAATTGTATTTGACGGTCAAGAATATTTGCCAATTCCAGTTGAATCTGAAGGTTTTGAGATTTTAGGAGATCAAAGGCTACCTAGACCAAAAATTAAAGTGTCCAATGCTGGTCTGTATGTCTCTTCTTTGCTAAGAAAGTATAACAACTTAAATGGAGCTAAAGTCGTAAGAAAAAGAACTTTTGCTAAATTCTTGGATGACGTTAATTTCCCGAATGGACAAAATCCATTTGGAACCGCAAATCCAAATGCTAAAATGCCAGACGATAAATATTTCATATCAAGAAAAATGAGTGAAAATAAATTAGCCGTTGAATTTGAGTTAGTCTCTAGTTTAGAGCTTGAAAATATCGAAATACCTGCTAGATCAATAGCCTCTCGATATTGCCCTTTTATATATAGAGGGTATGGATGTAGATATGGTCATAATAGCTCGCAAGATGGGCACGATAGACCTTGTGGTACTGTTAATGATAAATTATTTGTTACTGGAGAAGGGACTACATACGGCTTTAATAAAGACATATTCCCTATGCCAGACAATGGGTTTACCACCAGAAACGAATCTAGCGTTGACGCTTTACTTACTCCAAAAGGTCTTTGGAGTGGCAACAAAACAGCTGGTGGAGACGATAGAACTTATACAACTGGAGATTACGTCTTTACATACAGTAATAGAGTTTTATCTGGACAAGGATTAACTGCAAATTATTATCAACAACACCCAGTGTATTATGTATGTAAATCTGGGCACTCTGCAACAGAAGCGCAATCTCCAAACAAAAGAACAGATTTATGGATCAAAGATGCTTGTTCTAAAAAATTATTCGGATGTAAGTTAAGATTTGCAAATGAAGAATGGGGCGGCGTCAACAATAATAAAAATTTGCCCTACGGAGGATTCCCTGGAACAGAAAATTTCTCTTACTAATGATAAAAAGAAAAATAGAAATAGAATGTGAAAAACAACCTCAAAAAGAAGTTTGTGGGTTCGTGATAGAAAAAGGTGATCAATTTGATTTGATTGCAATGAAGAATCATTCAATAGATCCAGAAAATGAATTTTACATTCCAGCAAGAGAGTTTTTGTATGTAAAGAACAATAATAAAATTGTAGGGGTTTACCATTCACACCCAAAAGGTGATTGCAAGCCTTCTGATTTTGATTTGAAAACTGCAGATTTAATTTGTTATCCGTTCATTATTTATTCCATGGAAAAGAATACTTTCCATATTCATGAACCAGAATTTTCAGACGCAGGAAAAAATCATTTAGAAAAACTAAAGGAGGAACTAAAATGACAGAGGTTATTCTACATGGATTGGCGGGGAAAAAATTTAAAAATTATAATAAATTTTTTAATATAAATAAACCTATGGATTGTATAGAAGCGATGGACGCAAATAACCCAGGGTTTAAAAAGTTTTTTACAACCAGCTCAATTAAAAATATGCAATACGAAATGATTGTAGATGGGAACGCTTTACAGAAATCAAATCAAGCTATCAAAAAAAAACAAATCCAAAGAATAGAAATCGTTCCATGTATTACTGGAAATGATCCAGCTAGTTTGAGTGTCTTTGTAGGCACATTAATATTAGGTTTGGTTTTTGCTGGCATTCAATATTTGATGACGCCAATACCAGAGAGTGAACCCAAAGGCTCTATAAGTAGACTCGGCGCAAGATCTTTTTTCTTTGCTAATAAAGAGAATTTGGCTGAACAGTTTACGCCCGTACCTTTAGGCTATGGATCTTTAAGGGTGGGCTCTAAAATTATACAAAGTGTAATAGAGCCAGTAGATTTATCTAGCTTAGAATCTGATTTTTCTAGTTCTACTTCTACTTCTGCAGGTGGAGGTTCAAATGTTGTAAGTGAAGCTGGAGGCGGAGGCGGAGGCGGTTACTAATGAAAACTAAAATAAAATTATACGGTAAGATGGCGAAGATATATGGCAAAAATTTTGAATTTGCTAATATAAATAAGGCTATGGATGCAGTTTCCGCTATGGAAACAAAATTTCCTGGTTTTAGAAAGTATATTACAGACGAAAGCAAAAAAGGCTCTCACTATGAAATACTAAGTAATAGTGAAAATAGATCTCTAGAGGGTTTGAAAAAAATAGAAGAAATTAATACCATTGAAATAGTTCCTTGCATAATAGGTTCAGGCCCATTACTTATTGTTATTGGTGGCGCACTTGTGGGATATGCAGGCACAGCTGCTGTTGTTGGTACGGCATTTGGGTCTTTCTTATTTACTTTGGGTGTAGGTTTAATTATAGCGGGTATTATGTATCTACTAACTCCAATACCTGAAAACGAACCAAATGAAGATGCAATAAGTACATCTATAAAAAATTCTTCTTTTCTTTTTCAAAGTCCTCAGAATGTTTCATCTCAAGGGAGACCAGTGCCAATTGGATACGGAAGATTAAGGGTTGGTTCTTATGTTGTTGGATCCACTATTAGTAATTTTGATTTGTCTAACGACAGACAAAATGATAGGTATGAAAAAACAAGGTCAAACGCCTTATTAAATATACAAAAATCTTTCGGATCTTCGGTATCAAATTACATTAGAGGGTATTAATGAAAGACTATATAAAGTCAAAAATAAAAAGAACACAGAAGTATTCTGTTATCGGTCATTGGCCTCCAGGTGATGAAGCGAAAGATCGTGCTAGGGAGCGAAATAACCTTCTTCAGGGAAATGCCAATAGAATTTCTGAGACTTTTAATCAACTTGCCTCTCCTTTAGCTGCGGATTTATTATTGGCGACATCTAAATTAGAAAGCGTTGATTTAATTTCTGATGGGCCAATTGAAGGTTTCTTTGATCAAGAGGGCAAAAAAAGTACAGCACTAGAAGCTATTTATTTAAATGATGTACCAGTTGTAGAGAGAGCTAAAACAAAAACAACTACAGAGTTTTTAAGTATGCAAAATCTTTCTGGTTGTTTTATGGATTATACAACTGGGGTCAGAAACCAACTTATGGAGTATAGGGATTATTTGTCTACTGGGATACTCATAACAGGAAGAAAACTAGATTTATTAAATCCTGCTTTTTTACAACCGACTCGTAAAAAAGTTATTACAATTAAAATGGATTTCGAATCCGCATTAACAAAAACTCATAATGATTCTTTAATAGGGTGTACATTTTCTCAACCCTCCGCTATAGATGACGATGGAAATTCAATAACGGATATAGGAGAAGATGTACCAAATGGAGGGTCATTTTTTTCTGGAGCGGGATATAGAAGGGCTCCCTATGCTCAAGTTAATTATTATGGGCAAGATGAAATTTCGGAGCTAAACATGATAAGAATACCCACCAGGAACGTATGCACGGTGGATAGGCCAAAAAAGTATCAAGGATCTTATATGTTCGGCAACGGTTTGAATGAAAAGGGCGGTTATATAGAAAACGCTTTTACTACTAGAGCTTTTTGGACAGTTTTGCAAGGTTATCATTCTATTAAAAAACAAACCGATGCCGATACAAGTCTATTCGTAACTGGATACGCGGCACAAATTTTTTTTAGTGGATTTTATTGGGGAGTTACTGGTTGGGACGAAAGCACTGATGGTGAAAATGGAACTAAGAATGGTGGTTCAGCTAATGGGGGATTGGCAAGAAGAGGCCCTCTTGTAACTGGAACCAGACCATATGATATTTATCATTCATTTTTACCTGGATCAGAAAAAGCAGAAGGTTTAATAGAGCCGCATTTAAATAATATTAAATCTTTAATCGATCAATTGCCAAACGAAAAAGTAACTAAATACTATTTATTTAATCAAGCACATGAAAACAAACTATCTAATAGATTTGGTGGATACGTGGTTTCTGGAGGAAAGGTTGACACTTTCCAGGGCAAAAAAAATGTTTTTAAAATTGGTGGTTTTAAAGCTCCCGAAGACGCTACAAATAATTTTAATTATTTAGGTTTTTTCAACAATAGGGAAAAAAATAACTTTCCTGATAACAATTTTAATTTACAGAATTTTCCAGGCGCTTATGAGTTTAGCGAAGCTACTGGTTTTCATACGTATAGATTCACTGGGAGTTATTACATACCAGCTGGTAGTAAATGTAGCGGAATTACATTTTGGCAAAATGGTTTAGTAGGAGCAGTCGCTTTTGATGCTCGGAGTACAATGGATCAGTGGGTTGATTTCGACGCATCTTACACCCAAACACCTGATAATGTTGCAAAAAATGCAACTGGAAATTTTGTAGTAGGACTCGATAATTTTGGATCAGAATTTACCAACAAAAACCTTGCTCGTTGGGACAATAAAGATGCGGCGTATTTTCATAATTTATCTATTGCCAGAGAGGATGTAAGTTATAATGAATTTGTGGGAAATAGCACTGGATATTTATTGTTTAATGCTAAACAAAACTTTGGAGAAATCGACCACAAGATACAAAATCAACACGAATTAAAACTAGCTTTAGATACTGGAACCTTTTATAGTAATTCGAAAGAGTCTTTGAAATACGTTTTGCCAGAAATTACTGGTTTTAGCGGAATTAGCAGAAACATAAAAGAATCAATTTGTAGAGAAATCGATGGAGATGTTGCGGCAGCCAATGCTTTTGGAGACTCCGCGAGTAGGCGCCGTCGTAGACAAGTATGGACAATTACTGGTAATAGTGTTGCTTATCCTCACAACGTTGAGCTAGTTGAAAAACCTTTCGTTAAATTTAGAGGAGCGTTTATGTGGCCAGTATACTTGGGGGAAAACAATCACGCTATGTCTGGAGTCAGTGACGGGAACATGAAAAGGGTCATGATTTTTAGCGATGATGACGATGGTGTTGCGGAAGCGAAACTGAATAGCGGCATAAAGTATGGGTATGATGTTTTTTCTGCAAATTCTGATGGGAGAATTAAATACAGTCATTTGGCAAATCCAAATGTTAATCAGCCCAGTGGAGAAATAACTGGCAGAAATTTACAAATAAAATTAGAAGAAAAGCAATTAGAAACTTTTAATTTTACAAACATAAAAGTACAAACAACTTTGGGAGAAGAGAATCAAAAACCTATAGTAAGTGGGAGTAGAGCATTTTTTGTTTATTCAAATCTTTTGCTTGGACCTTACAGTATAGAAGCTGAAGCGCCTACTGGAGTTGATTTATTGGGTATGTATAAAAGTGGTCAAGGGGGAACTTTAGACGTTACAAATACAGGTAATGAGCTGTATGCCGATTTAGCAGGGAATGAAACCTTGGGGTCAGCTCCAATTACTGGAGAAGTTTATAATCCATCTTTCTCAAGTCACGACATAAATATTAGTGGTATATCTAGCGACTCCAATGCGAGCGATTTTGATTCTTCTTTTGATAACTTTGGAGCTCCTGGAGAAATTATAGATTTTGCTGATTGGAGATCACCAGCCAGTTTAAGTAGAGATGATACTTCGACTACGCACATTGTAACAAAAAGAGAAATTGATAAAATTTCAGTATCTTTAACAGTTCATTCGTTGTTTTCAAAAAACATACGGTATAATGATGCAAAAAACCCAAAAAATGAAACTGACAGAGCTTCGGCAGCAATAGAGGTTGAAATGGGTTTTGAGAATGTAACTGGATCTCATATTTACCAACCAATTAGAAAAAGAATTAACATACAAGGTATTGCTTTCGAAGCTTATCCGTTCAATTCAGATGATTTTGATTTGCCTAAATATAGTGATTTAATAAACGCAAAAGACGATACAGATAATTTAATATTCCCAAATGAAAGTTTAAAAAGCTTATCAGAAAAACATAAAAGATACGTTACAGTTAGAAAATTAGATTACGAAACTGATTCTACTAAAGTAAATAGAGAAATAGAGATGTATGCTATAAGTGAAATTTTAAACACAAGTTTTAGTTACCCAAATTCAGCTTTAGCTAAGGTTGGTTTAGACGCAAGAACTTTTAATGACATCCCAAATAGAACATATAACGTTAGATTAAAAAAAGTCTTAGTGCCTTCTAATTACACGCCACTAGATAACGAAGGTGTCGACAAAAGATTTATTAAAAACGCTAACGATTTAGGAACAAGGGTTATTTATGATGGGGATTGGGATGGAGCTTTAAAATCAGCTTGGACGGATAACCCTGCTTGGATTTTATATGACCTTTTGATTAATAACAGATATGGTTTAGGCAGTAGATTAGACGACTTAGAAGATATAAATATATTTAATCTATATAAAATAGGACGTTATTGTGACGCAGTAAATGACGATGGAAATTTTGTTGGCATAAGTGATGGTCTTGGTGGTTTAGAGCCAAGGTTTTCTTGTAATATTTTGATTGATAGTGCAGATAACGCATTTGAAATTATAAATCAAATAGCTACAGTATTTAACGGAAAACCTTTCTGGTCAAATGGATCAATAGACTTTTATTCAGATAGGCCAGTTGATGTGTCCGCTTTTTTCAACAATGGAAATGTTTTTGACGGAAGGTTTGATTATCAAGATGTATCTAAGTCCTCAAACTTTAATGTAGTAGAGGTTCAGTTCCAAGATAGAGAGGATGATTTTAGAATAAAAGTAGAATCTTTAGAAGATGAAGATGGAATCAGAAGAGATGGGAAGATAGTAAGAAAAGTTAATGGTAGGGGCACCACGAGCAGAGGACAGGCTAGAAGGCTTGGTAGGTATATTCTATATTCAAACAAGCTAGAAAGGGAAATAGTAGGCTTTAAAGCTGGATCTGAGAGCTTAATGTTAAACGTGGGCGAAGTTATTAGTATAAACGATGAATTGAAAAACTTTGAAATTGATTACGCTAAAGTTTTAGAGGTTGGTAGCAGTCCAAATCAGCTTGGAGCTTTTAGATATTATAGATTCTTGGGCACGAATAGTGATAATAGTGCAACGGCTACGAGACAAGCTTTTTCAGAAATACATTTAATCGATGACAGTTCTACCACTTTTCCAACTTCAGACTTTGGTAGTAGTCCATCTCCAGATGACGGAGGTAATGATGTCACTGGCCCATTTACAAATGGTGGAATAACTGTAAGCGCGGGATATAGTAGAAGTACTACATATGCCCCACATAAAGCTTTTAATGGACTTGGAGGCGCTAATATGTGG